CCCTGTCAGAAGAATTGCGCAAAGCATTGGAGCGATTGACTGATGCGTGATGGTGCTGCGCTATATCGTGAATCATTCCTCGCTGGTTTGCGACCTGATCCTGACCTGACGGTGTCTGAGTGGGCTGATCAATACAGGATGCTGAGCAACAAGGCGTCATCGGAACCAGGACCATGGCGGACTGATCGCACGCCGTATCTAAAAGAGATCATGGACTGTATGTCGTCCAGCAGCTCTGTGCAGAAGGTGGTATTCATGGCTGGTGCTCAGCTCGGCAAGACGGAGGCGATCAACAACGTGGTCGGCTACATGATTGCTCACGCGCCAGGTCCCGCCATGTTTGTGCAGCCCACCATTGATATGGCTAAGCGTTTGAGCAAACAGCGGCTTGATAGTTTGATTCATGAGACTCCGTGTTTAGCGGATAAGGTTGCTCCTGCTAGGAGTCGGGATTCGGGCAATACCATGTTCTCGAAAGAATTTCCGGGTGGAATTTTGCTTTTAACTGGTGCAAATAGCGCAACTGGTCTTCGTTCAGCGCCTTGCCGTTGGGTGTTGTTGGATGAAGTTGATGCTTTCCCTTCTGATGTAGACGGAGAAGGCGATCCATGCGCATTGGCTGAGCGTCGGGCGTCAACATTTTCTCGCAGGAAGATCATCCTTACTTCTACTCCTACTGTCAAGGATATGAGCAGAATAGAAACTGAATATCTTGCAAGTGATCAGCGGCGTTTCTTTGTCCCGTGCCCACATTGTGATCACATGCAGTGGTTGCAGTGGAAGAATATCCAGTGGCGTGATGCTGACCCTAAGACTGCTGCTTATGTTTGCGAGTCTTGCGGGACGCATATACAAGAGCATTACAAAAGCGAAATGTTGCGGCGTGGTGAATGGCGTTCTACGTCTACATCAGAAGATCCGCGCACTGTTGGATTTCACCTTTCTTCGCTGTATTCACCGCTCGGCTGGAAGAGTTGGGAAGAGATCGTTACTGAATTTTTGCGTGCCAAGTCTGATGCACCGCTGCTGAAGACGTTTGTCAACACGGTGCTTGGTGAAACGTGGGAGGAGGAAGTTGGCGCAAGACTTGGTGCTGACGGGTTGCGTGAACGGGCTGAGTTCTATCCTGCAGGCGAAATTCCGGATGCTGCGACCATTGTGACTGCCGGTGTTGACGTGCAGGACAACCGTGTGGCGATTGGAATTTATGCGTGGGCGCAGGGCGAAGAATGCTGGCTGATTTCACACGCTGAGATCTACGGCGACCCTGCTGGCAAGAAATTGTGGGATCAAGTTGATGATGTGATTCTGCGCACCTACACAACAGCAAGCGGTAAGGAAGTAAGGATTAACGCGATTGGGATTGACTCCGGCGGTCACTTTACGTCAGAAGTTTATGCGTATGCGCGTGAACGCATGAAGCGCAATGTTTTTGCCTTGAAAGGGCAATCACAACGCAATAAGCCTGCCATTGGTAAGCCGAGCAAAGTTGACATCAACTATCGCGGGCAAGTGCTTAAAAATTCCGCGCAAGTGTATCCCGTTGGTGTTGATACCATAAAGAGCACGTTGTTTGGCCGCTTGAAGCACAACGAAGTCGGCGCAGGGTATATTCATTTCCATGCAGAAGCTGGGCAGGAGTATTTCAAACAGCTCACGTCAGAACGACAAGTGGTGCGATATGTCAAAGGATTTGCAGTGCGCGAATGGAAGAAGAAAGCAAATGATCGCAACGAAGCTCTCGACTGCTTTGTCTACAGCTATGCTGCTTTAAATTTCCTTTACATGCGATTCAACCGCAACACCATTTTTGAACAATTTGCTAAAGCTAAGGTCGTAAAGGATGACGCGAAGGTTGAAAAGCCGGTAGAATCTGAACACCAACCGCTTCGTCGTCGGCGCGTTAGTCGGCCGCGAGCATCATTCGTGACGAACTGGTGACCATCTCTGTTCCTGAGATTTTTTATGCAGGTGACACGGTCATCTTTGATGTCCCTGCGTTTGCCGATTCAATTGGCACAAATATTACAAGTGGAACCTATACGCTGACGTGGTACGCAAGAACCAACACCGCGTCTGAAGGAGCAACGATCGTCGGTGTGGCAGAGTCAGATGGCTGGCGCATCACTGTTCCCAGCAGCACAACGACAAACTTTGACGCGGGTCTGTGGACCTGGCAGGCTATTGCAACCTACGGATCATTACAGTACACGGCTGGTCGTGGACAGTTTACAGTCAAAGCGACACTGGGATACACAGGAGATCCTGCTGCGTTCGATGATCGCTCACGAGCTGAAATCGACCTTGAAAAAGTTGAGGCGGCAATACGGACACTTGCCGAAGGCGGAGTAGTTCAGGAGTACGCGATTGGGAACAGAAGTCTGAAGCGATATAAAATGAGTGAACTTCTGCAGTTGCGCGACACCTTGAAAGCTGAAGTCGACAGGGAACGCCGCGCTGAGAAGATCCGCCAAGGTCTTGGGAACCCTGGCGTCACCCGCGTAAGGTTTATCTGATATGTGGCCTTTCACCCGCCGCAAGCGTCAACGCCGCAACTATGCGGGCGCATCGCTGAACCGCCTGACGAACGATTGGGTCAGTCAAGGTACAAGCGCCGACTCTGAAATCAAGAACAGTCTGCGCATCCTGCGTAATCGGGCGCGTTCACTGGTCAGGGATTCTGATTTTGCTAAGTCCGCGCTGCGTGCGGTCACGAACAACGTTGTCGGGCAGGGCATCAAGCATCAAGCGCAAGTCCGCATGATCCGCGGCGGTCGCCTTGATGAACGGCTGAACGGCGTGATCGAGCACGAATGGCGCAAGTGGGGTAAGGCCAAGAACTGTCACGCTGGCGGCACTTTGAGCTGGAGTGATATTCAACGCCTCTGTCTGCGCAGCATGGTTGAAACAGGCGAAGTGTTTGTTCGCTTTGTTAATCAACGTTTTGGTGATTCGCGGGTGCCATTTGGCCTTGAAGTGATCGAGGCTGATTTGCTTGACGACGATTACACCGGCTTTGAGGAGAACGGCAATCGTGTGCGGATGGGCGTTGAAATTGATAAGTGGTCACGACCTGTCGCTTATCACTTCCTGACGTACCATCCTGGCGATTATCAATTTTCATACGGCAACATCGCCAAGAAACGCCGCGTGCGTGTTCCTGCCGATCAAGTCATTCATCTGTATAGCACCGAGCGTCCTGGCCAGACCCGTGGTGTGTCGGCATTTGCGTCGGCCATCATGCGCCTCAACAACCTAAAAGGTTACGAGGAGGCAGAGATTATCGCGGCTCGTGCCAGCTCGGCAATGATGGGTTTTGTCCGCACACCTGATCAGGAGCTATTTGAGGATGGCACGTTTGATGATCAGTCGGTGCTGGACTTCGCTCCTGGCAGCATCCGGCGTCTCGCTCCGGGTGAAGAAATGCAGTTCTTCTCACCTCAAAGGCCAGATGATGCTTTTACACCTTTTGTTGCACAGATGTTGCGTGCCGTCGCGTCCGGCGTCGGGTGCAGCTACACGCAAGTGAGCAGCGATTTTTCGCAGTCGAACTACAGCTCGTCTCGTCTTGAGTTGATTGAGACTCGCGCACACTATCGCACTTTGCAGCAGTACATCATCGAGCGCCTGTGTCAGCCGGTGTACGAGAAATGGATGGACATGGCTGTGTTGGCTGGTGAGCTGCGCGTGCCTGGTTACGACATGGACCCTGACCGTTATTACGAATCAAAGTGGGTTGCTCCTGCCGCTCAATTTGTAGATCCGCAAAAAGAAGCAGAAGCCTATAAATCCTTGATTCGCAGTGGCATCATGACGTTGTCACAAGTTATCGCTTTGCATGGCGGTGACTTTGAAGAAACCATGAGGCAGAGACAACATGAGCTTGCCACAATGGACGAGCTTGGCATTGTTCTGGATTCTGACCCTAGTGCAGTTGACAAGGCAGGCCAATCTCAAAACCCGCCGCCTGAAGAAACGGCTCACCCTGAAATCCACGAGGAGGAATCCTGATGGCGAACGTCAACGGTACTGAGATCAACCTCAAGCCAACTGGCGGCATGAAGGAAGAGGCAGAGCGTTATCGGGCGTGGAAGAAGGAAGGCAAGGCAGGCGGCACTGATGATGCTGCGACTCGTGCGTCTCAAATCTTGTCAGGTGATGAAATGTCGCCCGACACTGTGATCACGATGTCGGCTTGGTTTGCCCGCCATGAAGTTGACAAAAAGGGCAAGGGATTTTCACAAGGCGAAGAAGGCTATCCCAGCAAGGGCCGTGTGGCATGGG